CAAATGCTATTCAACATTCAGTTAAAGAAGGTATTGAACTTGATGAAGCAGTAGGGATTATGGCAGGTCAAGTTGTCTATAAATATGAGGAGGAACAGGAAAATGACTAACACATTAACAATTGATCAGTTACAAGAGTTATTACAAATACAAAAGAAGTTCGACGATAGAATACCGACTAGAAATTTAAATGACACAGTAGCTAGTATGATTATTGAATTTGCGGAGTGGGTTAACACACTTGAGTTTTTTAAAAATTGGAAGAAACAACCAGGTAAGCCATTAGATACACAATTAGATGAGATTGCTGATTACTTAGCTTTCAGTTTGCAATTAACTTTGACTATTGTTGATGAAGAAGATTTGGAAGAAACTACTGAGGTTATGGTTGATTTGATTGAAAATGAAGTTACTTTACCTAAACTACATTCAGTTTATTTTGTTCATGTAATGCATACACTAACAGAACAATTTGTAAAAGGTATTGATAATAGTATTGTACAAGTTTTAATAATGCCTTTTTTGTACGCCAATACTTACTATACAATCGACCAACTCATTGACGCATACAAAAAGAAAATGAAAAGGAACCACGAAAGACAAGATGGAACAGCAGACGCAGGAAAAGGATACGTGTAAAGACATCTTAGATCGAGTCAAGGAGGTTTTGGGGAAGTGACACAATACTTAGTCACAACATTCAAAGATTCAACAGGACTACCACATGAACATATTACTGTGGCTAGAGATAATCAGACGTTTACAGTTGTTGAGGCAGAGAATAAAGAAGAAGCAAAAGAGAAGTATGAGGCACAAGTTAAAAGGGATGCAATTATTAAAGCGAGTCAGTTGTTTGAAAATATAAGGGAGTGTGGGAAATGAATCAGCTGAGAATTTTATTATATGACGGTAGTAGTTTGATATTACATGAAGATGAATTATTTAAAGAAATGGTATTTGTTTTGGATGATTTTAGAAATGATGATGACTATTTAACGATAGAAAAAGATTATGGCAGAGAACTTGTATTGAATAAAGGATATATTGTTGGGCTTAATGTTGAGGAGGCGGACGATGATTAAACAAATACTAAGACTATTATTCTTACTAGCGATGTATGAGCTAGGTAAGTATGTAACTGAGCAAGTATATATTATGATGACGGCTAATGATGATGTAGAGGCGCCGAGTGATTTCGCAAAGTTGAGCGAACAGTCAGATTTGATGAGGGCGGAGGTATCGGAGTAGATGATGTGGTTAATCATAGCAATTATATTACTAGTCATCTTATTGTTTGGTGTGATGTTGCAAGCTGAACAGTTAAAAGGCGATGTGAAAGTTAAAGAGCGAGAGATAGAAATATTAAGAAGTAGATTGAGACATTTTGAAGATTAAACATATTTGTATGGAGGGTATTCATGACTAAAAAGAAATATGGATTAAAATTATCAACAGTTCGAAAGTTAGAAGATGAGTTGTGTGATTATCCTAATTATCATAAGCAACTCGAAGATTTAAGAAGTGAAATAATGACACCGTGGATTCCAACAGATACAAATATAGGCGGGGAGTTTGTACCGTCTAATACATCGAAAACAGAAATGGCAGTAACTAATTATCTTTGTAGTATACGAAGAGGTAAAATCCTTGAGTTTAAGAGTGCGATTGAACGTATAATCAACACATCAAGTAGGAAAGAACGCGAATTCATTCAAGAGTATTATTTTAACAAAAAGACTTTGATTGCGGTATGTTATGACATACACATTTCTGAAAGTACAGCGCATAGAATTAAGAAGAAGATAGTTTCTAAACTAGCCGAAGAATTAGGGGAATACTAAAATTGACAGTAAAATGACAGTTTTTGACACCTAAAACGAGATATTATGATATTGTAAGAATTATCTTAAGACGTGGGGTAATAGCCACAACAGATGTTCTCATCGATGTGATTGAGAAGTGACAAACATATAAAAGATGATATGTTACGCTATTAATCACTTACTACCTGCCTATATGGTGGGTAGTTTAATTCTTGCATTTTGAGTCATAACTATTTTCCTCCTTTCACATTTATTGAACGTAGCTCCTGCACGAGATGTAGGGGCATTTTTATATTTAAAAAATAACAAGAGTAATTAACGTAAAGGCGTGTGATACAGTGAAAACAATTGATTAAATTAACACCGAAGCAAGAAAAGTTTGTGCTAGGACTCATAGAGGGCAAGAGCCAACGGAAAGCATATATTGACGCAGGGTATTCGACTAAAGGTAAGAGTGGGGAATATCTAGATAAAGAAGCGAGTACACTTTTTAAAAATCGGAAGGTTTCCGGAAGGTACGAAAAATTGCGTCAAGAAGTAGCTGAACAATCAAAATGGACACGCCAAAAGGCCTTTGAAGAATATGAGTGGCTAAAGAATGTAGCTAAGAATGACATTGAAATAGAGGGAGTGAAGAAAGCGACAGCTGATGCATTCCTCGCTAGTTTAGATGGTATGAATAGAATGACGTTAGGTAACGAAGTTTTAGCTAACAAGAAAATAGAAACTGAAATTAAGATGCTTGAGAAGAAGATTGAACAAATAGATAAAGGTGACAGTGGAACAGAAGATAAAATCAAACAACTTCACGACGCAATAACGGAAGTGATCGTCAATGAATAAACTTAAATCTTTATATACGGACAAACAAATTGAAATATTGAAGCAAACGCAAAAACAAGATTGGTTTATGTTAATTAATCACGGAGCAAAGCGTACAGGTAAAACAATATTAAACAATGACTTATTTTTACGTGAGTTAATGCGTGTGCGAAAGATAGCAGACGAAGAAGGAATTGAGACACCTCAATATATACTTGCTGGTGCAACATTAGGTACGATTCAAAAAAACGTACTAATAGAGTTAACTAACAAATATGGCATTGAGTTTAATTTTGATAAATATAATTCATTCATGTTATTTGGCGTTCAAGTGGTTCAGACAGGTCACAGTAAAGTAAGTGGTATAGGAGCTATACGTGGTATGACATCGTTTGGTGCATATATCAATGAAGCGTCGTTAGCGCATGAAGAGGTGTTTGACGAGATTAAGTCACGTTGTAGTGGAACTGGTGCAAGAATATTGGTAGATACCAACCCTGACCATCCCGAGCATTGGTTGTTGAAAGATTATATTGAAAATACAGATCCTAAAGCAGGTATACTGAGTCACCAATTTAAGCTCGATGACAATAACTTTCTTAATGATAGATATAAAGAGTCTATTAAGGCTTCAACACCATCAGGTATGTTCTATGAACGTAATATCAACGGTATGTGGGTGTCTGGTGACGGTGTAGTATATGCCGACTTTGATTTGAATGAGAATACGATTAAAGCAGATGAACTGGACGACATACCTATCAAAGAATACTTTGCTGGTGTCGACTGGGGTTACGAGCACTATGGATCTATTGTGTTAATAGGACGAGGTATAGATGGTAACTTTTATTTTATTGAGGAGCACGCACACCAATTTAAGTTTATTGATGATTGGGTGGTTATTGCAAAAGATATTGTAAGTAGATATGGCAATATTAATTTTTACTGCGATACTGCACGACCTGAATACATCACTGAATTTAGAAGACATAGATTACGTGCAATTAACGCTGATAAAAGTAAACTATCGGGTGTAGAGGAAGTTGCTAAGTTGTTCAAACAAAACAAGCTACTTGTTCTATATGATAATATGGACAGGTTTAAGCAAGAGGTATTTAAATATGTTTGGCACCCTACAAACGGAGAGCCTATAAAAGAATTTGATGATGTGTTGGACTCGTTAAGATATGCCATATACACACATACTAAACCCGAACGATTAAGGAGGGGGAAATGACATTGTATAAGTTAATAGATGATATTGAAGCACAAGGAATATTGCCTAAGCATATTGAGGCTCTAATAGAGTCACATAAAGACGATAGAGAGAGAATGGTTAATCTCTATAATAGATACAAGACACATATTGATTATGTACCAATATTCAAACGTCGGCCAATTGAAGAAAAAGAAGATTTTGAAACCGGCGGAAATGTAAGGCGATTAGACGTGTCTGTTAATAACAAACTTAACAACTCTTTTGACAGTGAAATTGTTGATACACGTGTTGGTTATTTACATGGTGTTCCTGTTACTTATGATTTAGATGAAAACGCAGAAAAAAACGAAAAGTTGAAAAAGTTTATAACCAACTTTGCCATTAGAAATAGTGTTGATGATGAGGATTCTGAAATAGGTAAAATGGCAGCAATTTGCGGATATGGTGCTAGGTTAGCATATATTGATACGAATGGTGATATTAGGATTAAGAATATAGATCCCTATAATGTTATTTTTGTTGGCGACAATATTTTAGAACCTACATACTCATTGCGCTACTTTTATGAAAAAGATGATGATAATGGCGCTGATTATGTGTACGCAGAGTTTTACGATAATACTTATTATTATGTATTTCGAGGAGAAGGTATTGACGCTTTGCAAGAAGTTGGACGATATGAACATTTATTTGATTACAATCCATTGTTTGGTGTACCTAACAACAAAGAGATGATAGGAGATGCTGAAAAAGTTATTCACTTAATTGACGCATATGATTTAACAATGAGCGATGCATCAAGTGAGATTAGTCAGACACGTTTAGCATACCTTGTGTTACGCGGTATGGGTATGAGCGAAGAAATGATTCAAGAAACACAAAAGAGTGGCGCATTTGAGTTGTTCGACAAAGATATGGACGTTAAATACTTAACAAAAGACGTAAATGACACAATGATTGAGAACCATTTAGATCGAATCGAAAAGAATATCATGCGTTTTGCAAAGTCAGTAAACTTTAATTCTGACGAGTTTAATGGAAATGTGCCTATCATTGGAATGAAACTTAAGCTTATGGCTTTAGAGAACAAGTGTATGACGTTTGAGCGTAAGATGACAGCGATGTTACGTTACCAATTCAAAGTTATTTTATCTGCATTAAAGCGTAAAGGGTACAACTTGGATGATGATAGTTATTTAAACCTGATATTTAAGTTCACTCGTAACATTCCAGTTAATAAGTTAGAAGAATCACAAGTGCTAATTAACCTGAAGGGACAAGTTTCAGAACGAACAAGGTTAGGACAATCACAACTAGTTGATGATGTTGATTACGAATTAGACGAAATGGAAAAAGAAAGTCTTGAATTTAATGACAAATTACCTGACGTATATGAAGGTGACCCAAATGACAAATCCCAAAATAACCAATCAGAATGATATTGATGAGTATATCGAGGGTTTAATCTCTAAAGCAGAAAAACCAATAGAACAACTATTTGCTAATCGACTTAAAGAGATAAAACAAATCATCGCAGATATGTTTGAAAAGTATCAAAGTGATGATGTATATGTTACATGGACTGAATTCAATAAATACAACAGGCTCAATAAGGAGTTAACTCGTATAGGTACAATGTTGACTGATGACTATAGGCAAGTAGCTAAGATGATTCAGAAGTCACAGGAAGATGCTTATATCGAAAAGTTCCTTATGAGCCTTTATTTATATGAAATGGCGAGTCAAACATCTATGCAGTTTGATGTTCCAAGTAAAGAGGTAATCAAATCAGCTATTGAACAACCCATCGAGTTCATTCGTTTAATGCCGACACTACAAAAACATCGTGATGAAGTGTTGAAAAAGATACGCATGCACATTACACAAGGCATTATGAGCGGGGAGGGGTACTCTAAGATAGCAAAAGCAATACGCGATGATATCGGCATGTCTAAAGCTCAATCATTGCGTGTGGCTCGTACAGAAGCAGGCAGAGCGATGTCTCAAGCTGGATTAGATAGCGCAATGGTTGCTAAAGATAATGGTTTGAAGATGAAGAAACGTTGGCATGCTACCAAAGATACACGAACACGCGATACTCATCGTCATTTAGATGGGGAATCAGTGGAAATAGATCAGAATTTTAAATCAAGTGGGTGTGTTGGGCAGGCGCCCAAGCTATTTATTGGTGTAAACAGTGCGAAAGAGAATATTAATTGTCGTTGCAAATTACTTTATTACATTGATGAAGATGAATTACCAACTGTAATGAGAGCGCGTAATGACGATGGTAAAAATGAAGTTATCCCGTTCATGACTTATCGTGAGTGGGAGGAATATAAGCGAAAAGGTGGTTGAAAAATGGAACGTAATACAGTGAATATTGATTTGGTGGATTACAACGAATTGCTTATTAAAGCTGAAAAATACGACGCTTTACCGAAGAAAAAGGAATCGGAATTCGGTTCAGATTATGATGTTATAGCTTCGTATAGTCCTGACACTTGCTTCATAGAAGTAGAGGGAGATGTAGACTTCAACAAATTCAAAGAATACAAAAACAACGTTAAGAAAATGGTAATTACTTTTAAATAAGTTATCACCTTACTACTCGACCTTAGCATGTCGTTAAACTGCTTTTTATTATGCACTTTTCGGACTGTTACGGTACGCAAAGGGCAAAAAGGAGTTTTGATATATGAATATCGAAGAAGTTAAGTCTTTTTTTGAAGAACACAAAGACGATAAAGAAGTAAAAGATTATCTAAATGGACTTAAGACGGTGTCAGTTGATGACGTTAAAGGCTTTTTAGATACAGAAGAAGGTAAACGATTCATTCAACCTGAATTAGATCGTTATCATTCGAAAGGATTAGAGTCGTGGAAAGAAAAAAATCTAGAGAATCTAATCGAAAAAGAAGTACAGAAGCGTAATCCTGAACAATCAGAAGAACAAAAACGCATTAGTGCTCTTGAAAAAGAGTTAGAAAAACGTGATGCAGAAGCAAAACGTGAAAAACTAAGAAGTAATGCATTGGGTAAAGCGCAAGAACTAAATTTACCAACCTCCTTAGTTGATAGATTTTTAGGCGACTCTGATGAAGATACTGAGCAAAACTTAAAAGCTTTAAAAGAAACTTTTGACAAGTATGTTCAAGAAGGTGTTGAGTCTAAATTTAAATCGAGTGGAAGAGATGTTAAAGAATCACAAAATCAAGGTTTAGACTCTTCAAATGTAAAGTCCATTGAAGAAATGGCGAAAGAAATCAATATTAGAAAATAAAGTGAGGTAATAAAATATGGCAACTCCAACATACACGCCAGGCAATGTTATTTTATCGGATTTTAAAAACGGCGTTATTCCAGCAGAACAAGGTACTTTAATCATGAAAGACATTATGGCTAATTCAGCAATTATGAAATTAGCTAAAAATGAGCCAATGACAGCACAAAAGAAAAAATTTACTTACTTAGCTAAAGGTGTAGGCGCCTACTGGGTATCAGAAACGGAACGTATTCAAACTTCTAAGCCTGAATATGCACAAGCAGAAATGGAAGCTAAGAAAATTGGTGTAATTATTCCGTTATCAAAAGAGTTTCTTAAATGGACTGCAAAAGATTTCTTTAATGAGGTTAAACCTCTAATTGCAGAGGCATTTTACAAAGCGTTTGACCAAGCTGTTATCTT